AGGAAGAGAGAAGTTTTCTTCTAAATTCTAAATTTTGAAGTCTTCTTTCTCCAACTTTGAAAATGTCATCTTCTACTTTACTTACTTTTTTGGAACTTGGTTTGTACAATTTTGATTGTTCAAATGAAATGTTAGTTAATTCCCAAGGTTCATAAAATCTTACAAGTCCTGCGTATTGTGTATAAATTTTATTTGGTTTATTTCTAAACCCTATATATTCTCCATTTTCATTATTAACAAAAAAGAATAAATCAACGTTTTGAGGTTTATATCTTTTATTATCAAAACTTGGACTTGATACAACAAAGAAGGTATCACCATCGGCATCATATTTACTTTCAACTTTTTTAAGAGGTTTAACTTGTACAAAAAATTCTTCGTTATCCCCAATCTTTACGGCCAAATCTTGACCCATTCTAGTGTCTTGTACGCTACCTGAACAAAATCTTCTAATTTGAACATTTGAACCTAATTTTTCTTTTAGGATATCCATCGCTTGAGTTTCATTCTTTATCCCCCTGTCGATAGTGTCTTTATTTAAATCAACTAATTTTTCAGTCCACTCACCATTGAATAACTTTATTTTGTTTTTAGTTATCCACGACTTTAGTTCATCATCAGATGGGTTATTATTTTTAGTTTCGTCTTTATACCATTCTTCGATTTGTTTTTTAACTCTACTGTTGGTATCAAACCAATTCAAAACAGACCATTCATCATCGACAAGTCCTGAAACATATTTGGATACAGGATAAACGTTAATCACACCTTCGTTAGTTTGACAATTTTTATCAGGGTCTTGTATTGAACCGTAATTTCCAAGTGGTTCATGAACGTCTCTTAATGTTTTTCTTATGTGTGCGGCTAAAGGATTTTGTTGTGACCTTTCCAATAAAATAATATATTGTTGTTCATTAAGAATGATATTCATATGAAATAAATATCATGTAAATAAAAAAGGAGACCTTTTGGGTCTCCTTATATTAAATTATTGATTTCTAATTTATTCTATCACTTCGTCAATTTTACTTTCAACAATTGCTGTTATTCTCCAATCTTGAGTATAACTTTCAAAAACTTTGGTAACTTTTGCCTCAACATCAGTTGGACTGTAACCTTTTACAAGTTTTTCTTCTTTTTGTTTTTTAATCTTACCTGATTCTGAATCAACCATATCAATGGCCACTTTTGCTACGAAATATTTTTCATCCATGTTGTATAATTTTATTTACCCAAATAATCGGATAATTTTCTCATTAAGTCAAGCGATTTGTTTCCACTATCACCAACTTGTCTTTGAACTTGCATTTTTTTCTCTTCTTCCAAGTTTTCTTCATACATTGACCTTTCTTCAGGGGTTGAGAAAAGGTATGCTCCAGGTGTGGATGGTGACGATACTAAATCAAAACAAATCAATTCAAAATCATCTTGTACTTCGTTTTGTTCACCCACTTTTTTAAGTGAACCAACACCACGAGAAGATATACCAAGAGTAACTCCTTGTCTTAAATAGTTTGCCGCTAAATCCCCTTTACTCGAACAAATACCTCTTTCGTGAAAACCTGGTGTTGTTAATAACTTCAATTTACCCATTAAAACATTCCCATCCCACCACACTTCAGTGATAATGTGAGAAACTCTATCTAAATCAATTAGAGATGATTCAGGGTGATTTAATTCAGAAAGGGAAGTTCCTTTTTGAATCATTTTTTTATAATTCTCGGCTTCCCTTTTTAGAATACGTTCAGGATAAAGTCTACCATTTCTGTTAGGTGTGTTATACTTTTGAAGTACCGCATAAAATTCAAAAGGTTTAGAATGGTCTAACATTCCTTTTGATTCTTTAATTATGTTTAGGTTTCTTTCATCCTTTGGGGATATATATCCAGCATCTTCCTCAATAAGAATTCCCTTACCAACTTGACCTGGTTTTATTATTTCTAAATTCATTATAGTATTTTTTATAATAAATATTAAATAATTTTGGTTTATGCAATGGTTTCCTTTTGTTTTTTAATTTTTCTCAAGTAAAATTTGAAATAGTCGTTATTTCTAAAATTTTCATCGAATATAAATTTGGATAATTTTTTAAGATGGTCTTTCATTTTTTTTGATTTGAAATCTTCATCATTTACCCTTAGAAACAAAGTTATCTCTAAATTTAAAAATGATTTTTTCCCTTGATTCAATCCGCTTGACCTTAAATCCAAATCTACAATAAATTTTTCATCAAAATAATCTTTATCTATTTTTTCATAAATTGAATGTTTAATAGCTCTACTGAGATTTAATACTACTCTTTGCCAATTTTCTGAGTCTTTTATGGGTTCTACCCAAGTTTGAATGTTTAAATAAATTGATTTTAAATTTACTGAGTCCACAGTTCCATAAGTTACTTTAGCATTCTTAAATCCTGTGATTTTTGAGGTTTTCCCCTTCTTCATTACGTTCCATATTTTTTTGAAGTTTATTTTGTAAAAAAAATAAGGATAAATAACCCCATAGTCAAAAAAATTTGTATATTTGTGATATTTGTATAATATGATAATTATTAAACTTGATAAAGGAATGTCTGTTGAAAAGGCATTAAAATTGTACAAGAGTAAGATTATTAAAACAAAACAAAGTTCTCAATTGGTGGAAAGAAAAGAGTTTGTGAAACCTTCTGTTAAAAACAGAAAACAACTTTTAAAGGCCAAATACGTTCAAAGATTAAACTCGAAAAAAGATTAAAGTGTTTCTTTCAAATTTTTAAGTTTGAAATAAGATAGTTTGTCAAATTTTTCTGAATTAATTTTTTCTAACGTTTCGTCAACTTTTGTTTTTGTTTCATCATCTTCGACTGACTCTTTAAGTGTTGTTAATTTTTTAACAACATCTTCTTTTATTTGCTCAAATTCTTTTTCTAAATCCGCGATGTCTGAAGATAATAAATTAATTAATTCTTTCTTGTCAGATTCTTCTAATGTCTCAATGTAATTAGAAATCGTTCTATTTGCAACGTTTACCATTGTAGATAACGGTAATTTAATTTCAGATTTTTTTGTGGTTGGGATAGATTTTAATCCTTCTTTAATTGTTTTTTTACTTTTAAGTCTAATATCAAAATCAACAACTTCTTGAGAAAAAAGATTATCTATATCGTTGTATTTGTTCTCACAAGTTACTTTACTAACCCAAGATTGTAACTCATTTAATTTTTTTGGTTCAATTTTATTTATTAGGTTTTCATATCTGATAATAGATTCCAACATAAATTCACTTGCGATACTTTCTTCCAATCCTTTTGGAGAACTTAATTCGTCATAAAGAAAAAGTAACTTTGATATGTTTTTATTTTCAATAACTAATTTTTTGAAAATTTTCATTTCCTCTTTAAACGTGTTTTTCTTGTATGATTCAAGTAACACGTTTTCTATTTTTGATTTTAATAATCCAAATTTCATTTTAATTTTTATTAATAAATATTAGTTTCCTAAAAGTTTATCTAATTCTTTTTCCATATCACCCAAAGAATTCTTGAATTTGGAAAGGTCAATATATGTATCCTCTGATAATAAATTTTCACTTTCAAGTAAAATATTATAATTATCTTTTGATTTTGACTCAGGTGTCATACCTGCTTCTCCACCTGTTTTAGTACCGTATAATTTATCTATATTATCAAAAATTCCTGTATGAGTGATAATTGTTGCGGTGTTTATTAGTTCCGCACCAACAGCTCTTTCAATTCTTTGTTGTTGTAAATCAAGTTTAATTTCGTCATCAGAAAACCCAAGAATATGTTTCTTAGCCCAAGTTTGTGATACAGGTGCAATACCTTCTTGTGAAGGAGCCACCGCATCTTTATACGCCAATAATTTTTCTTTCCAAACATCAATTTTAAGTAAGTCGGCTTGTGATGATGGATTTGTTAATCCTAATGTGAAGTTTGATAATTCGTCTTCAAAACCAAGTAAGAATAAATGAATAATTGCTATTTTATTAAGTTCTGCAATCATACATTTTTGTATTTTATTAATCGTCCTTGCAAAACGAATATCCATTAGTGACAAATCTTTTCCTCCACCAACAGGTTCTTCAAATCCTAAGAAGGCTTTTGGAACTCGAAGTGCGGTAACCAATTTCTTTTGAATGTATTCAATATCGGCAATCTCAGATAAATTTTGAGCACCAGGTAATGTTTCTATTGGACTCGCTTGAGCCGGGTCACGAACAGGTATAAAATAATCTTGGTCAACCGCCATTTGATTAAATCTCATATCCACATTTCCTGATTGACTATCAACAACTTGATTTCTTTTAAATTTGTTTGCAACACGTTGTACATATGGTTCAACATCTTTATCGTCCATATTACCAACAAACACTTTAAATACACGTCTTTCAGGAGCTCTTGATGTACGATATATTAACATAGCGTCTTCAGACAATAATAATTGTTTCCAAATACGCCTTGCTTTTTCTAACATCGAAGTACCGTATGGTAATTTTCTATCATCTCCTAATAGTCTAAAGTGAGCAATTTCCCATGAATTAAATTCCATGTCTTTCGCCTTCCATTTAAATCTTAAACCTTTGTTTTCAGGCAATTCTTCAACATTGTGAGACTTGGACGGCATACCTCTTTCCAAACGTTCTACTTCAATGTTTGGTAGTTGCATACAACCTACAATCCCCTTATCGGGGTCTAATTTTAGATAAACAAAATTATCTCCGTATTTACAAGTATTTCTTGTCCACATCTGAAGATTAGTATTAATATCTAAGGCATTGTTAAATAAATCAGCTAAAATAGATTTTATACGTTTTGATTCTGAATAAATTTGTAGTATGTAACCGTTTTGGTCGGCAGTTGTGGATTCTTCACCATAAATGTCCAATGCAGTAGAAATTTCTGGAGTGTATTCCATTGATTCGTAATCATAAAATGATGCTAAACGAGTTGGTTCATAATATACCGCTTGAGTATAAAGATTACTTTCGATTTTAGTCCACTGATTGGCTAAATAATAGGTCTGTTGAGCCTGTAATAATTCTTTTTGATATTCTTGTTTAGAAGTTGTTTTTAGTAACTCCTTTTTATCGTATTTGTAAGTTGGATAATCTTGATTTAATAAAGCGTTAGGACCGAAAGCGTTCGATAACCTTTGCCAAACTGTTAATTGATTATTTTGATTATTTTGATTATTGTTTTGATTTTCCATATGAGAAATTTAATTTCTATTTCTTGAAATTAAATAGTTAACTCTGTCCTGTAGGATTTGTATCTTGAGGACCTTGTTTATTAATTTTGTTATCACCACCTGGTTTAACAGAACTAATGCCTTGGCCAGGAACATTTAATTTACTTCCGTTTAATTTTTTACCCGATTTTTTTCTTCTAATTAAACCCATAGTTTATTTTATAAATATTATCTCACACCAAATAACCAACCGTATTTCATGTAATCTTCTTTACTTACGTTAGCTCTTCCAATATCTTGTCTCCTTTCATTCATATTAGGTAAAAGAGGATTGAATGATATTTGTTCAGTTACATTGTTGTTGTTATTTACCGACCAAGAATCAATCATGGCCTTAGTTTGTTCAGTAACTTTAGTTAAACTTGAAAATGATGACTCAGCGACATAACACGCCATTGATATTGACATGATTAAATCATCATGATGTCCTCTTTGATGGTCAGGTCTTCCACTTATATAAACAAAAGTATTCATCTCATTGAATAATCTTACACTATAAATTTTAAATTCATGTCTCATAACCTCTTCAAAAGACGCTATAATCTGGACACGTTTATTATTGAAAT